CTAGCACCACCTATGCTGTCGGTGACCGTGTAGTGCCTACAACGCCCAATGGGCGGGTCTACGAGTGCCGTGTGGCCGGAACATCAGGCACGACACAACCTGATTATCCGGTGTATGCTCCTTACCACGTCAGGGGCTACACCCTTGAAGATGGCACGGGAGACCCTACCTTGATGTGGGTAGACCAAGGCCCGATCAATGTAGAGCGCTACGATGTAAGGACAGCCACCCGGCAAGCGTGGATGATAAAGGCTAGCCGGTGTGCTAGTGACATCGATGCCAAGGAAGGCACAAGCGATGTGAAGCTCTCACAACTAAAAGCCCACTGCCTTTCGATGGCTGAACGATATCGCCCCCTGGTGTTCGCATGAGCCCGATACTCCGCGCAACCATCAGCGCTGGCATGGTACGTAACCTGTGCCAAGACCGTGTAGAAATACACCGCTTCACACTCACCGAAGACGGCCGTGGTGGTGCTACTGAGACATGGCGCAAGGTTGCCGAGTACAACGCCAGGCTAACCAACCAATCAGACACAGAGAGCATTGTAGGCGGTGGTATCCAGTCATCTGCACAGTGGACGCTGATAGTTGCTGTTAGTGCTGATGTCATGCCGCAAGACCGGGTTTACCGTATAGGCGATGATTCAAAGTATTACGATGTGATCGGGACAGACTTTGGACAAACCGAGCTGCTCGTTCAGCACTGTGGATTAGTGGAGCGTACAGCGTGATGGCAGAATGGATGCAACTAGCGGCGGTTATAGGGATACCTTTGATTGCAAGTATCAGCGGTTTGTATAAGATGCTCTGGGATATCAAGTCTGACATCAGGATTCTGGTGCATGATGCCAAGCAGACCGAAGCGGATCTAATCATTATCAAGAAGGCGATAGCGAGACTGAGCGAGCGAGTAGCCGCACTGGAGGCACGACATGGGTAGCATCAGCATCAAGCGGTTAGTGGTCGTTGTGATCGTGGCTTTCGTAGCTGCTTTTACTTCCGTTTTCGGCGATGGCATCAGGACAAGCGAAGCACACGACCTCAGCGAGCTTGGCGCAGTGCTGGCACTCTACGGCAGCAAGGCGGTAGCGGCTGGTGTCTCCGCTGCGGTGAGCAGTGTGCTGGCGTTCTTGACGATGCCTTTCAAGGGTACGAATGCGAACAGCCTGAAGGTGGGCAAATGAACCTCCAGAACTTCAGGATTGAAAAGGAACCTGCACCGTCAACAGACTGGAAGGTTTACGGTGACATCGAGGATGACAATGGACAACCGTTAGGGACGTTCGGGCCTGATGGAACATCCGTCAATCTCTGGTGGGTTACACAGGACGAATTATTTCAATATGGAATTGTCCAACAATTTGCAGTGATTATGGCAAATCAAATTGCCACAGGGGACGCTGAGTAATGGCAACCTATTATGTAAGGCAAGACGGTAACGACTCAAATACTGGTCTTGGGTCTACTACTCTTCTTGCTTGGCGTACTGTTCAAAAAGCGTTAGGTGCTACAGGTATGGGATCTGGTGACACTGTATACATTGCACCGGGCACATACGTTGAACAAATCACAGTAGCGGGAACTTATAGTGCAACCACTTCTATTATTGGAGACACTACAGCATCACAGTTTATTGGTATAAACGCAGGGCCAGTTCGACTTACTCCGTACCCATCTAGTGGTATTCTTGCAGCAACTTTTTCAGGGCCGGTTTTATCAGCAACATCAAAAAACTTTTTATCTTTTGATTCTATAATCTTTCAATTTCAACACGGTACGACAACTAATGGCGTGCAGTTTCTGACTTGTCAAAATATCACTTTGACCAGCTGTGTTTTTGAAACGTTTGCGTATGTCGGTCAAAATCTTGGATGTAGTTTACGATTCACTGCTCCGACATCACTACCGGCTAATATGACCATACAGAGATGTATTTTTGGGCCACAGGCTAGTTTCCATATTTATGCCACAGGTAGCAGTGTTACAGATGCAACAATAATATCTGACTGTTTATTTTTAGGTTCACAACCTGATTCTATTACTCATGTGAATTTACAAATAAGTGTTTTCAACTCTACGTTTGTGCGTATTCACGGTGCGGCTATATTTCAATCTGGAGGGACTGCTACCAATTTTCAAACAATAAGAAACTGTGTTTTTTATCTATGTGCCACTGGGGTTTACTCTACAAGTACAAGTACGTCATCTGACAACTTCAACAGGTATATCGGATGCAGTGCTAATGCTACAAATACAACACTAGGTGGATCTACATCTGTTGTAGGTGTTGCAGGTATTGACTATGGTCAAGAGTATCTTGTCGGATTGAATCCACAGGCTTATTTCGGAAACTTCAGCACATCGCCAAACTTAGGTACTGGAACCCCGACAGGCGCACCTTCTGTTGATATGTTTGAAAAGGCTTGGTCTACAGGTCAACGTGACATAGGAGCCGTAACCTACAGTGCGTTGTCAGGTGTTGGCAACTACCTCCCAACCGAGCGCAACGCTTCAGCCATCACGATAGCACCTGCAAGCACATCACAAAGCATTGAACTCTACCTAGGTGCTACAGGTCTGACGTTCAGCACGACTGGTCTAGCGGCCTACTACGTCCGCAATCAGAGCGCACCGGTGTCTATAACGCTGGTCACGCAGACACCTACAGGCGCGTGGTCATCTGGTGGCTTTGCTGAGATTGATTCTAGCCTTGTGCCGGGCGTGTATCGTTTGGATGTCCCTAACGCAGCTTTCTCGGCTGGTGCATCTGATGTCACGATCGTGGTGCGTGGTGCCTCTGGCACGAACGGGGCGGTGCTGACGGTCACGCTGAGTAGTGGTGGCTTGACGGCAGCGCAGACTGCCGCAGCGGTATGGGATGAGGCAAGGGCAAGCCATACGACAGCCGGTACATTCGGGCAGTACGTCAACGCGGAACTGGTTACCCCGGTAACATCTGCCGCTCTGGTTCGCATGGGGCCGTTTGAGGTTAGGGCTGACGGCTTGGGGGCATCTGATCCGCTGGACATCCAGAAGGGCGCACAGCACGGTGTAGACATCCAGTGCGTAGACAACAACGGCTCAGGGATAGACATTACCAGTGCAACGGTTACGGCTAAGGTCTACAACTCTGGTGCTACGCTGGTAGACACGTACGCCTGTACGGCAACATATGCAGCTGATGGCAGGGCAACATTTACCATTGACACGACGGTAACCAACGTCCCTGGAACCTACACAGCAACGATTACACGAACCACCGGGGCAAACGACACGCAAGTATTCGGCCCACTCCGAATCTATGTGAGGGACATATAATGAATCTACAAAACTTTAGGATTGAAAAGGAACCAGCACCGTCTACCGACTGGCGTGTTTATGGGGACATCTACGATTACTCCGGCAACCTTCTTGGCACTTTTGGGCCTGATGGTACAAGTGTAAACTTTTGGTGGGTTCAGCAGGATCAAGCCTTTCAGACGGATATTGTCAATCAATTTGCGGTGATTATGGCTCAACAAATCGCAAGTGGAGTTTCTGAATAATGGCTACTTATTATGTGAAACTTGCGGCAGATGGCGGAAACGATTCACTTGCTGGAACATCACCGTCTACGGCTTGGGCTACTCTACAAAAAGCACTCGGAGCTTCAGGCATTGCATCCGGGGACACGCTGTACATCGCTCCGGGAACATACATCGAATCGGTAGTTATCGGTGGAACCTATAGCGCGTCAACGTTTATTATTGGTGATCCGACCGCTACGTTCTTCCCCGGCATGACTGCCGCTCCGGTTCGGCACAGTAACCTTAACGCCGCGCAAACTGCCGTTTCAATTAGTGCTATTTTGTTATCTGGCACAGGTAAATCAAACCTAAAGTTTTCGAACATCCACTGGTACGGGGGACAATTATCAGCCAATGGATACCACCTTGTAAGCCTATTGACTGGCGCAAGTAATAGTTTTGACAAATGCGTTTTTGAATCTACTAGCAACTTTAACCGAACATTGGTTTGTACCCCACCAACATCGGCTGCACTTAATCTCTCAGTCACTAACTGTATATTTATGGGCGGAGGTGGCAACCCTTCCGTAGACTTGACTGGCTCAAATGTTGCAGACACGACGATTATTAGAAACTGTCTAATTTATAGGATGTCTTGGTTTTGCTCCATGACAAACCTAGGAGCAAAAGTCACAAACTGTACATCATCAACCCCTGAAGGAAACTTTCTCGTTCTAAACAGCGGAAGTCTTTCGTTTCCAACTACAGTAAATAACTGCTTGATTATGAATAGTTTACGTTTCTGTTTTAATGTAGGCACGAATGGAATGCTTCTGGAAAACTACAATCGTGTTTTAGGTGGAGCCGTAAACTCAAACGTGACGCAGGGTGCAAATAGTATCTACGCTGGCGGAAGTGGTATCGAGTCTGGGTATGCATTACTGCACGGACTCAACTATACGCAGGTGTTTGGTTCTTTCCTGACAAGCCCTAACGCATCATTCGGAATCGCGACAAATGCATCTGCTACCGACCTCTATGGTGTGACGTGGACTGGTGCTAATCCTGACAGTGGTTCGGCAACATATCGAGTTATAACCACTGTTCCATCGCAGATTGCATACAACGGTGGTGTAGAGCGCAACGCATCCACGATCAGAATTGCACCCGGCAGTACATCACAAAGCATCGAGCTCTACTTAGGTGCTACAGGCCTTACAGCCTCTACAAGCGGTCTATCAGCCCGGTACAACCGTACCCGTACAGCAAGCGTAAACATACCGCTGGTAGCACGTACGATAGGACAGGCGTATACAGCTGGCGGCTTTGCTGAGGTTGACGCAACCAATATGCCGGGTGTCTACAGGCTTGACCTCCCTGATGCCGCCCTAGCGGTAGGAGCAGATGACGTTACCGTAGTAGTCAGAGGAGCCAGCGGTACTAACGGTGCAGTCATGACCGTTACACTTTCAACTGGTGATAATACCGGGGCGGGTGATGTCAGCGGAAACATCTTGGAAATCACCGAAGACCCGCAAGAGGTTACAAACATTTCTGCTTGGACTGGAGACTGGCACACGTACGTTATGCGCTTGGTGGATGACAATGGGACTCCATACGACACAACAAACGATACTTTGTCAGTGACTTATACCAATGTTGCTACAGGGTCGGCGTACAGTTTTAATAGCGGCAGTGCAACCATAACCAAGCAGCTGAATGGGCAGGGGATAATCAGTTTATTGAATCCAGCTGCATATCCAACAGCCGCTGTTATACGCATAACCATTGGCGCTGCTATCGGATCCACGGTACGCCGCTTTGGCCCGTTAGAAGTTGAGGTGTTGGCACCGTGATAAAGATGAGCTTCAGTCTAAAGAAAGTACGGCTTGATTCTTATCAGAAGAATCTACGCCAACTTTCACAGGTTGTCGGCAAGGCAGCGGCTGACATCGAGGGTGAAGCCAAGTCTAGTATTTTGAAAAGCTCCGGCAAGTACAAGCAATACGGCGATCACTGGTCAAGCCCCCCTGGCTCACCGCCTAACAACGATACCGGCAATCTTGCTAACAGCATCGGGCATCGAATGACGGGCCCAACATCTGCGGAAGTATTTGTAAGCGCAAAGTACGGCGTACCGCTGGAACTTGGTTGGATAGCAAAGTCTGGCAACCACGTACCGGCAAGACCGTTCCTGCGTCCAGCGGTTGAGTATGTAGCCCCGTCTTTTCAAGCGGCGTGTAAGAGCATCCTGAAGGGTGGCAAGTAATGGCATTTGAACCAGCCGTGATTGAGCAGTGGATCTACGAAACTCTAACAGGCGATACTACCTTGATGGGTTTGCTTGCTCCTGATAACAAGCCTAACGGTTTCCAGATGGGCGTGTACAACACGATCGCCCCGCAGATAGACCCGATATCACGCAAGCAACCGGTTACTCCCTACATTGTCTTTGATCGTGCAGGTAACGCAGGGCAAGACCAAGACGTGCTGTGCGGTAGCCGGGTCTTCACATACCCGACCTACAGAATCACCGTGTGGGATACTGCAAGTGGTGCGGTAAGCATGAATCAGTCCGCTGCTATCATGTCCCGCGTAGACACATTGCTTGACAATATCCACGTTTCGAGTACCACTCCACGGTTCTACAGCCGGAGGGAATCAACAGCTCAGACGTTTGGTTTGGAAAGTGGTGGTCGGACTGATTTTGGAGTGACGGCGGTGTACCGTATGGTCACACAACAATAGGAGTAACTTATGCCATTTACACGTACATCTGCTTTGATCGGTGAAAACTGCGTGGTTACCGTTGCCTTTGGTGGCTATCAAGACGGTACACCTTCAGCCTTTACGGCTGACACCTACACCTGTATTGCTCGTTCGGTTCGGTTCAGCACTTCTGTCAATACCGTTGATGTTTCCGCGCTCTGCGATACTCAGAACAAGGCGCAAGCAACGAAGGCTAACGGATCCGTTGAGGTTGAGTTTCTGGTAGATTCCGTGGTCGGGCCTATCTTCTACAATAAAGATGGTTACTACTGCCAGATTGTCCTTACACCAGGGACGCTTGCCGCTCGGACATTCGTTGGTGTCGTTACCTCTACAGGTATCAGCGTTGCAAACGAAGAAGCCGTAACCGAGTCCGCAACATTGACACTTGGTGCTAACGGAGTAACAACCGCTTGGGCGTAGTAAACTAAGCCATGTCACTAAGTAACCTTAAACAAATCCCTAAAGATGCCGACAGGGGAATCCTTGTGGTCGACCTGTCGAGCATCGCTGGAGATGGCGCAGAACTCCGCTTTCGTGAACCGAAGGCGGCTGACCTCTTCCCAGATTCCAAAGAGCTGCAATCCCTGCGAGTTGCTTTCGCTGAGTTTCCCGAAGCGATGCTATACCAGATCTATCTACTTGGTCGGTGCTATGTGCCAGACCCTACAGATGGCGCTGAGGAATCACCACTACGAGCATTTGGTAATCTGGCACGTACAAGCAAACAGACGTTCTTTCGTATCCTTGGTGAGTTTATTAGTTGGTATCCAACAGATGACTTACAGGGTAGGGTCAAAGACGCAAAAAACGACTCAGAGGTGTAGCCGGTCAGGTTGCCTACTACACCGTTAAGTATCTCAACCGGCATCCATCAGAGACCGACCTTACCCTTGACCAGATAGCCGAGGTGGCTATGATCGGGCAAGAGATAGAAAAGCAACAGGTCGAAATGCTGGGTGCGTTGTTTGGAGGCAGGTAATGACAGTCGCGGAACTTACAGCCAAGATATCGGTAGTTGGTGAAGCCGCCGCTGTTCGTGCCTTGAGCCGGGTAGGCCAGTCGGCTAAAA